ACCGCCTAGGCCACCTCCACCGAAGCCGCCACCGCCACCGCCAGAACCACCTTCATCACCACCTTCAGGTGGGGCACCACCAGCTTTGGCAATATTAATGTCACCATATAACTTATCGACCTTATCGAATACACCAGTATGTTTAATAACATTAGCTGTATTCTCAAGTTCAGCAGAAGCCGCCTTCTCAACTCTTTGTTCAAGGAAATCCTGTTTAGACTCTTCATCACTCCAACCAAGAACACTTCTCCTAGCCTTTGTAAGTGACATAACGCTGAATCCATTACCGATATCCGATGTTGCATCTTTAACCAACGAAACCTTTGTTTGTAGGTTTTGAATTCTCAACATCTCAGACTGTGTTGATGGATTATTCATTGTTAGTGTAAAGTTATCAATCTCCTCCTCTAAACCTGATAACACTAAGTGTATAATTGCGATTTTATTAAGCTCTTGTAATACCGATTGCTGAATTCTATTTATCGTTCTAGCGAATCTTATATCTAACAATGCTAAATTCTTACCATCACCTTGTGGTTCCTCGTAACCCAAGAAAGCCTTCGGTACTCTCAACGCGGTAAATAACTTACGTTGAAGGTATTCAATGTCAGCAATTTGGTCAAGATTCGATGCACCTGGTAATGTGTCAATAGGTGTTGGTGAACTCTCGTCTCTTACTGGTATGAAATAATCTTGGTCATTAGCTAATTGGTTATATTTTAGGTCAATTTGACCAGTCTTTGGGTCAATGATACTTGCCCGTTTAAACCTATTAGCTATGTCGTTAACGTATGGTTGAACATCCTCATCATCGATATTACCGACAAACACCTTAAATACCCTTCTTTCAGGTGCCCTAGTAACACGATATACTAGCATAGCATCTTCTGATAGTAATAGCTGCTTCCAGATACGTCTAGCCTTCTCCAAAACTGATGTACCATATGGTAACCTTCTATCGTCACCTAACAATCTAAAATGGGCAACTTGCCAATTCATAAACTCTAAATCTCTACCCCTCCAAAAGAATTTTACTTTATCCCTTTCATTATCATCATCACTACCAGCTACGCTGGCGCTGACAACATCATATATACCACCCTCTCTTCTCTCGATTTCAAAGTTTGGTAATTGTTTAACACCAGTAATACCTCTTTTATCATCGGTATTAAGGTACAAGAAGTTATCACCATATTTACACATGTTTCTTATCCACATTGGTAATGCAACATGTACATCCAACCGATTAAAGAATAAGTCTTCTAAAATACCCTTAACTCTTGGACTTTCAGAATATATGTTAAGGACTCGACCAACATCATTTACGGTTGTTGACTCCTCCATTAATATATCTAAAGTGGCTGCGATTTCTGGGTAGAATTCCATCTGCTCAAAATCTGAATATGCACCTATTCTGGTTATCTCATATTGTATAGATTTTTGAAAAATCTCATTCTCAACCTTTACCCACTGACTACTTAAGTATTTGTTTTGTCTTGCTTGTAATTTCTGAGTTTCGTATTCCTCCTTTGAATTGGTTCTAAGTAGTTCAGAATTACCTAAAGAATATTTTTTACTTACTTTTTCTGGTTCAATACCATATGGTCCGAACATGTTGGTAAGTGTTTGAAATAATGTTCTATTTGCCATCTTTTTTTTTTCTTTAATATACTTTAGATTAATTCAAAGTGAATGTTATTTAACATAGTCACACTCAACGTAAGCCAAACGATTTACTTGACCATTTATAATTTGCTGCTCAACAACATAACCAACATTATAATCATAACCTTGACTACCAGCTTGTGCATCACAACCACTGTTTAGTGGGCCCTTTCGTACCTTTGCCTTATCTGGTTGACCAGTTGTGGCCTTCCATTTATAAAGCGTACCGTAATTTTTTCTTGTTAATACTTTTTGAAATCCCATTTTTATTATTTAAATCACTATATTATATAATTATCGGTATCCAGAGAAAAGCCACATATATTGACCTTTTGGGTCTTGCATATTTTTTGCTGTCTGTGGGTCAAAGTTTGGTGTGTTCTTTTTATTGGTCGTTGATGCCGCTTCATGTGGCATATTTTGGCCATCATTACCTGAATTAACAACCCAACTACTCAACATACTTTTTGTCTTATTTTTTTGTTGGGTTAATCTTTTAAATGAATATTCTAAAACATACAACGCCATAGCCATAGCCATTATAATATCATCATGTTTACCTTTTGCGTGGTCAGCACGACCATTGACGTAAATAAACGTGTTAAGTTCTGAAAGTAACCTACGTGAACGTATTTTAATTCCATGGTCTAAACCTTCTTCACAATTTATTCGTACCATTTTCTCAAAGTGTGCAACTAAACGAGTTCTATCAGTACCAACTTGGAACCCAGCAGTCTCTTTTTTAGTGTCGTACTTACCCATATCCTTTCGCGTCTGATTAGCCTTACTTTTTTGGTCGTAGTAAAGATTAGGGTATTTCATCTCTTGCAACTTCAATACCGTAGCTACACCCATACCACCAGTTATATCAACAACTAATAGTGCATTATATAACATACCATATTCGTATAAAATATCGGCCAACTTATCTGGTGGTACCTTTCCTTGATACTCTACAACCTCTGTCATTGTGGTAAAATCAACAACAACAAATGTTGACGAATCTGCACCATCTCCACGCGAAACATCTGACGATAAAATATACTCATGACCTTCAATCGGCTCTTCCCAAACCCATAATTCATTATCCGAACCACTAACATATTTTGGTTCCAACACGTTATTTAATTTATGGTGTTCTATGAATTCATCAGCAACGACATTACCACCAGAACCCAAGAACGATACGTCCAATTCCTGTGCAATCATCCTTGCATCATTATTCATACCAAGACACATTTCCTCGTACCACGAAGATGTTGGTTTGTAACCCTCCTTTATGAACCTATCATACGACTCAAAGGTAAATTCTATTTCTTTTACTTCTTCCCTATTTTGTTTTTCCTTATCAATATACCTATACCATTTAAGGTCTATATTGTATCGATTATCCTGATACCAACGCATTTCAATAACATTGAAGTTATTATCCTTTTTAACCGCTAAATCATAAGTTTCATAATACAACGGGTCTTGACCATTTGGTGTTGAGATAAGTGTCGCGTGACCACCAGTACCCAAAGCTGTTAGTGCCGCACCAAATAGCTCTTTACCGTCTTCGATAAACGCAGCCTCATCCATTATCAAATAGGTTGGGGTATATCCACGCAAGGCGTCTTTAGATGTCGCTACAGCCTTTACTCTGCAACCGTTAGGTAGTTTTATTTCTTTCTTTGAGTCTGAAATAAAGATTGTTTTTTTCTCTTTCTCTGGGGTACCATAATATTCACTACCCCATACCCATCTAGGTATTTGAGTTAAAAAATCCTTAACCTTTGATAAGAATTCAAAGGCCATATCCTGTTTATTTGCTACAATCAGTATAGCCTCTGGGTTATCTTTATCAGCAAATGCCACCTTAACACCCAAGTACGCGGCTGTTGTTGTTGACACACCAGCCTGTCTAGGTTTTGCTACTAGATTGAAACGATGTTCCTCATATGACTGAACAATTTCTTTTTGCTTTTCAAAAAGGTGAAATGGTACGAAACCATTATTAGTTCTATCGAATGTCTTGAAGTAAGTTTCAATAGTGTATATTGGGTCTAATACACAATTAGTATATTCTTTTAATATCTCGTTAGCGGTTAACAAATTAGTTGTTTTTTACATATAAATATGTAAAAAAGCTATTATGTTACGTTTTTGACTATCGGTTACTCACCAAGACCGTCATATAGTTCGTTCAGTATATCATCTAATTCGGTTACTGACCTCTGAATTGCTTCATCTCTCTTAATAGCAATCTCCTCATCAATCGCCTCTTCAAGCTGCTTAAGTTTAACCTCAGTAATTATTTCAGACACTAATTTTTTAGCTTCTTTTGTTTCTGTAATGATTTCTTTCATACACGAATTAAATTCGTTTACAGGTTTCTTAACCAATGCGTGAAAAACATGGTGCTTCATATCATGGTCTTTAGGTGGTATACAACCCATAACCTTATCCCATATCGCTGGACCAATTCTCAAATCCCATGGCTCAGCCGCCAAAAAATCGGCATGTTTAGTTACATATTCGTTCAAGGTTTCATCATCGGTAAAACCATTCATCGAAACTAACTCTAACACACCCTTTACCATTTCATGAATAAGAACTGGAAATGTAAGCGCTTCAGCATTTATAACTGGTTTACCTTGCTCATTAAAGTCAACATTCACGACACCAGCTGGTTTCGCTGAACCTGTTTCTGGTGTCATAAAATACATATAATCATTGAAAGCCATTAACTTTTTATACTTATTCAATAATGTCGGGTCAATGTCCGTTAAATCCTTTCTACCCATATGGTACATGTGATTACACTTATTAGCGCCACCTTGAATCATTGAATTAATCATACGTCTTTTCATCACCTCACCACCAGCATTTTCAATAGCGTCAGCATTCTCAAAGTCTAATGTAAAGTCTTCTTCTTGTAATTCTCTGGTAAGTTGACGCTCCATTGTTAGACCATCAACTAATTTACAGTTGAACTCAACCAAATCTTCTGAAACGTCATAATCTTCCCTTACTAGTTTTTCAGCTAAATCTTCTAATTCTGACCTATTGTCTCGCTCAGTCTCCATACAACCGAAAAGTAAGTTTTGTACACCACTGGCCATCTCTGGTAAATCATTCTGACTAATCTCATTAATGTCGAACGCTTCTTTACAAGCGTTTACAACCTCCATAAAGCGACCCAAAATAAGTTTCTGGTCATATCGTCTAACACCACCACTTGGTAATGCTGGGTGGTCACCTATTGATGTCTTTCTATCTGTTACAGCCGATTCAATCTCTGGGTGCATTCGTTCAGTCATATTATCTGGATATCCGAAACCTTCAGAAATTATACCCTTATCAGTTGACTCTTTTAAAGCTTTTTTTATTAACTTATCATATGACTTAGACATTACTTACTTTTTTTTAATTCTCTTACTTTTATTATTTTCTTCTTAGGCTTTAAAGATTCCATAACCCGTTCCAATTCACCCTTCTTAATCTTACCAATAACCGACTCATTAACCTTTTTAGTGTCTTCCTCAGCCGCTTGTTGCTTTAGTTGCTGCATCTCCACATATTCCTTTTCGTTAGCTTCAACATCATCTGGAACCTCAAGATTATCCATACCCTCGTCAGCTCGGTCAGTCCTATCATACTCATC